GCAATTTTAGGCGTACCAATTAGCATCAATACCGCTGTTACAGCTGGTAAGTTTTTAGTTGGTCAGCTTTCAGTTGCTACTCAGCTTTGGATAAGAGACGGTCTTGGAATCGAGTTCTCAAGGGATAATCAAGATAACTTCGAAAAAGGATTTGTAACGGTCAGAGCTGTTGAAAGAGTGGGAGTTTCTAACTATCTACCAAGTGGAATAGTACAAGGAACATTCTCAACTGCGAAAACTGCTTTAGAGACTTCATAATAATATGAGTTAATAAATTAGTGTAAAAAGAAAAGGGACCATTTAGGTCCCTTTTTTAATTCATAGGCTTTTGTTTTTAATTAATCCCAAACTTCAATATTGTTATCTTCTAAAATTTTATTAATAATAAATTCTTCGATTTCATTCCAAATTTCAGAATCAGCATTTAATTTAATGTTTGGGAAATCAAAACTAATTTGCGTTTCAAAATCTCCCCAAACTTCGCTTCTGTTTAAACATTTAGATAATTTTTCAATTAATAAATCTTTGTGTTCAAATCTTATGTTTTTACTTGTTTTTGTTGTATTTTCCATTTTTATAGTTTTAAATTTCAGTAAATATATATAATAAATTTAATATAAAAAAAATTATATACTATTTTTTTTTAAATACTCTTAAAAAATCCAAAATACCTCTAAAATCGTTAAAACATTTTATTGAACAAAAGTACCTTGTTTTGAATGTATTTTTGTAAAAATAGAATCCATCAGTAGGTCCGTTGCAAGTATCGCACTTCTTAGACTCATTTAGAGGCTCAAAATAGCTCATTTCTCGGCTTTATTTTTATAAACGATAAGAGACACTAACAGCATTAAAATCGAGTCCGCTAAAGCTCCAAAAACAAACATCAGTCTGATTGACCAGAAAAAGGTCCCAATAACTAAAAATGCCCAGACGTTTTCTCTTAATTTATCTTTATCCATATATCAATAGAATTATGTAAATTCCAAAAAGTATCACAGCATTGACAAAAAGTAATGTTAAAACTGCTTTTACTAAAAACTTTTTTAGTCTTTTATTGTTTTCTTTTTGGTCAATGCTGCTGACTATATAATACTTAGAGGGCATTTTTGATGAGTTTAATTTGCTCATAGGTTTCATCATCTGCTCTATCATAGGTTATTAACCTTATTTTCTTCCATCCTTTAGATGGAATCTTTAGGTCATACCAACGTCTAAAAGATGACAGGCTTTTTGTGAATGGTCCATTAAACATCCATCCAGAATAAACTCTCCTCCAACCCTGTTTTGTACATTTCCATTTACCAGATGCTAAGAGTCGTCTAAAAGTCCAGCCGCCCATGGTCCTTCTTTCAATACCTCTCGTCTCATAGAATTTACTTGGACCGCTATAAAATGCAATGTATTGTGAATCTTTATTAATATTTATTACGCAAGTTTGTTTGACAGAAAACTTAGGTCGGTCGATTTTGTTTCTTAAGTCTATTGTTTCCATTTATGTGTTTTTAAAAAATTATTAATCTTTGATACGTCTTTATCCAACCTTTTAAAATGTTTTACATCAGATATGTATTGGTTAATTTTGCCATCCATATTTTTGCCTTGATAATTTTCCCAGTGAAAAAATGTAGGAAGTTTAAAAAAATTGCCAGTATATATATGTGCAAATGTTTTAACATGGTCAGTAGTCCATTTAAAATCTTTGTTGTTGTTATCCATATTATTAGTATTTAAATTTATTAAAAGCATTAACAAATGCTTGAGCTTTGATTTTTGTTGTGAAATGAGCAACACCTTCTAAAATTTGCTCTGGATTTTCACCCCATTCTAAAGCTGCTTCAAAGTCTCTTTTATATTTAAAAGTTACATGATAATCAGCTCTTGATGAATATTCATCTATTTTTGCATCATGGACACATCTACCTAAAGATGTTGGCATGAATTTTTTTATTAATTGATTATTTGTCATTTTATTAGTTTTAAATTTCCTCTAATATATAAAAAAAACTTTATATAAAAAAAATTATATACAAAAACTTTTATTTTTTTAGTATTAGTTTTGCATTGTGGAAGGAAATTTACTAGGATGCTATGCTGAATATTTGTTTGTCAGTGAATGTTTGAAGAGAGGAAAATTAATTACTATGCCAGTTTTAGATTCTTCTCCTTACGATTGCATAGTAGAATCCAGAAAAAAACTCTACAAAGTACAGGTCAAGGCAACAGAGAAAAAGCCTTATGTTGGTCGTAGGACCATAAATGCTCCATTAAATAACAGCAAATCTAAATACACAAAAGATGTTATTGACTTCTTTGCTGTTTACTCAGCTTATTTTGAAGGTTTCTTTATATTCCCTAATACTGGTAATATGCAATCAATAAGATTGTCCAAACATGGTAAGAATAGAATTTTTTTTAATAACTTTGAGTTTATTGTGTAATAATAGTTTTTTATTTCATATAATTTGATTTGTTTGGTTATGAAAAGTGCTGTTTTAAGATGGCACTTTTTTTTTATCTTTGTTGTTAAATACAAATATTATGGCAAAAATTAAAATGACTAGAACAGTTTTAGCTGAAAATACATGGCATAAAGAGGGTGATGTTTTAGAATTACCAGAAAAACTAAGCAACCATTATTTAAATAGAGGTATTGCAGTGCTGTTTAAGGAAGAGAAAGCTAAAAAAGAAACTAAAGAACATAAGCAGTCTAAGAAAAAAACAAAGAATGTTTCAAATAAAAATAAATAGTACAACTGGTAGTGAATTAATTACCAACACAGATGTCAAGCTGTTTGCGAGAATTGATACAACTGCGGATGATGATTTGTTAGATGAGATGATTACAACAGCCAGACAAAACGCTGAAAATTTTCTTAACTCTGATATTGTGGCTAAAAACAGGACCTATTATGCCGCTGAATTACATCAAAGAATTGAGCTGCCTTTTAGTCCAGTCGCATCTATATCATCTGTAACGGTTGACGGTTCTGCTGCGACTTATACAGTTTACGGTCTAGATAACAACTATATTGAGCTTGATTCCCTACCAGCTGAGGAGGTAAAAATAACTTATGTTACTTCTGGTCTATCTGATGGACTTATTAAACAAGCATTATTGCAAATGGTCACAACTTATTATGACAACAGAGCTGACTTTAGTGAGGTTGGTAATAATATAGCGGAGATACCTACATCATCAAAAAAATTGTTAACACCATTTAAAAGGAGCTTTATTTAATGGATGCTGGTAAACTTGACACTAGAATTGAGATAAAAAGACTCACAAAATCAGATGATAATTTTGGAGGGTTTACATCAACTAAGGCAACTCATGTGACTCTTTGGGCAAATAAAAAGGATAAGTCTGGAGAAATGATAACACAAAACAGTCAAAGAAAATTTGAACTTAAGACTTTATTTACTATAAGAAAAAAATCAGCGGACCAGATATCACTCAGTGATACAATTCAAATTGTTGGAGATTCTGACGAATATAGAATTAATTCAAAATTTGATTCGGTCCATAAATATTATACTGTTCTGGAGGGCATTAAATTAGTATGAGTTTTAAATTAGAATTAAATAAAAAAGACTTAGCCTCAGTCAATCACAAAATGAAAAAACTTGAGAAACTTGACAGAGATGGTCTAAATAGGTCATTAAAAGATTTCGCTTTGCTTACATCCAGAGAAATGAAAAAAGTTGCTCCTTTAGAGTTTGGTAATTTGATGGGATTGATAACAGCGAAAGCTGTCAGAAAAACCGCAATAGTAGAATCTAAAGCAAAATATTCTGGTTTTGTAGAGTTTGGAGGAGGTAAATCAAGAAATGATGACCCAAAAAGAAAAATTCCTTATTTCTATCCAACTATAAACAGAATGCTTACAGCTTTACTTATGGACATAAATAACAAAATTAAAAAAGCATTGAGATGAATGAGGCTCTACATTTTATCAGAAAAGCAATTATTGACCGCTTAACAAATCAAATAACGGTTGATAGTGCTACGGTTCCTGTCTATAATAGAGTTCCATCTGATGCTACAGCTCCATATATTAAGGTTTTTTCTGTTAGTCATGATGAGATTGACAACAATAAAGATACATTCACACTAAATTGTGTTACTAGAATTGAGGCTGTCACTTCGTTTGATGCGGATAGTGGTGGTCAATTGACAGTAAATCAAATGATTTCAAGCATTCTAAATTTAGTTAGAACTCGTAGCTCATCCTATTTTGATTTATCCTCAGATAATTTTAAGGTTTACACTTGTATTAATGAGGGCGTTTCTTATGAGGAAAATGACGAAGGTGATAAAACGTATTTTATTGGTAACTTAGAACTCTCAAACAGAGTTCAAAAAACATCTTAGAAAAATGGAAGATTTAAGAATTTGGGGAATAAATTTAAGTGCTGTTGGAATTAGCTTTATGAATATCAATTCAGCATTGACAACATTGGTATTGTTTGCATCTTTATGTTATACAGTATTAAAAATAAAAGATAGAATCAATGACAAGTAGAGAGAGGAGAGAAATTAGAGGATATGTAGGCTCTGGAATTGTATTTCTTTTTGTAATACTACTGTTACTTTTTTTGTCACAGTTTGAGGTTCCAGAGTCAAACAATGATGCATTTAAACTTATTGTTGGAGCTTTAGTTAGTGTAATTGCTGCAAGTGTTTTTGTTTTTATTGGCAAAGATGACCAGCAAATCATTGACTTACAGAAAAAAAATGACTCATTAGAAATGAAGGTGGACCAACTTGTTGACCAAAAGGACCAGCTTGAAAAATTGTTAATTGAATTACAGGACGGAATATTAAGCAAATTACTTCTTAAATATACTTTAGATTATGATGATAAGATGCTTAAAAACATTGATTGTGAAAATGAGGACTGTAATAAAAAATAAAAATGAAAAATTATGAATTGGAAATATTTTAAAATTGAGGAGTTTGATGACCCTAACGAGGAGGGTTCAGCGGCTGAGAATATGGATTTTAATTTTATTACTTTGCTTAATACTATTAGGCATCAAAGTGGAGTCCAGATGCGAATTACCAGCGGTTATAGAACCGAGGAAACAAACTCAAAACTTAAAAACAGTGTGCCTAACTCAAGTCACCTCAAAGGCGTTGCAGCAGACATTGCTTGTAACAACTCCAGTGACAGAGAAAAAATTATTGCAGCTGCAATCAAAAACAAGGTGCGTAGGATTGGGATTTCTAACGGAGGGTTCATACATCTTGACGTTGACTCTGAAAAGCAACCAGCTGTCTGGTTATATGGTAGCAAAAAGTAGTAAATCAGCTTATACGTTGGAATGAAAAAAAAGAAACCATTTGGACAGACGACTGTCGGCAAAATATTAAAAGGAGCTGTCGGTCTTGTTAATCCAACTCTAGGGTCTCTAATACAGGGAGAAATGTCTGTTGAGCAAGTTATAAGCTCTATAAAGAACTCTGATTGTCCTGTAGAGGATAAAATAAAGGCTCAAGAAATGGTCTTAGAGGCTTATGAGGCTGAAGTAGAGGATAGAGCATCAGCAAGACAAAGAGAGATGGCTGCAATACAAGCTGGGTCCAATGACATTCTTTTTAAGACTGTTGGCTGGGGAATAACACTATCTTTTGTTGCAGTTGTTGCTGGAGCAATAGGACTCTGGGAGATACCAAAAGAATCACAAAGATTATTTGACATGGGTTTTGGTGCTGTAGTTGCTGCATTTACTCAAGTCATTGGATATTACTTTGGTAGTTCTATGGGTTCAAAAAATAAAACTCAGATAATGAACAATCAAAATGGCTAAAAGAGCTGAGTATGTACATAGAGAAAAAAAGAAAATAAAAAGAAAAGGGATTCATTCAAAGAATCTCTCAAGAGGTAAAAACAGTAAACAATATAAAAAACCTAGAAAAAGATAATGCCAACTCCAAACTTATTTAGTGCTAACCACTACCAGAGAATGTCATTTGGTGATTATGGATTTCGTATTTTATCGGCAACTGGAACAGCTACATCTGTTGTTGGTGAAAAATTTGGAGCTATAACAATATTAGAGAACTCAAGAATCTCATTAACATCTAATGCAGAAGGTGGAGATAGTTCACTAACAAACTTTGATATTAATGAAGGACATACAATGGTGGGTGATTTTACAAGCATCACAGTTGTTCAAGGTTCTATTATTTGTTATTTAAGGAGATGATTTCAGTTGGTAGGTCTGTAAAAAATGTCATAAACTCTAGCCGTTTAATAATTAAAAGAATTATTTCTATTTTTTATAACACAAATGAAAATAAATGGGAGGACATAAATGACAACTGGGATGATTAAAAATTTGTAAATTTGTTAAAAATAATTAAATGGCTACATTAACAGGCACTAAAATAAAAGACACTTTTAAATCTTTAGTAAAGGTTACAGATAATTTAGAGGCTGGAACTTCTGGAAAACAACTCTCTGACGGTAATGGAAATAATTTAGGGCTTTTTGTTGATACAGATGGCGTTTTTGGAATTGGTGCGGCTGCAAATATATCTTTAGACGTAAGCTCAAAAACTGATGCTATTGGTCTACCAGTTGGAACAGATGCCAATAGACCAACAGGAGGAGCTGGACAAATTAGATATAATACAACTGACGGAAAATTGGAATATTATGACTCTCAATGGAGGCATGTTGCCTCTGAGAGCTATGTCAATACAGAAATTACAAATTTAATAGATTCGGCTCCATCAACTCTTGATACATTAAACGAATTAGCCGCAGCTTTGAATGATGATGCTAATTTTGCAACGACTGTAACAAATTTAATTAATGGCAAACTAGACATTGTTACAATAACAGTCACTGTTGTATCTACTGCAGGAGGTAATAAATATGTTATAGACGGAACACAACAGCAAACAGTGACATTAAGTGCTGGTATCAAATACAGATTTGACCAGTCAGATAATTCAAACGCTGGAGGTGGTGGTCATGGATTGAGATTCTCAACAACCTCAGATGGAACACATAACTCTGGCTCTGCATATACAACAGGCGTTACAGTTGTTGGAACAGCTGGGAGTGCTGGTTCTTACACTGAAATAATAACTGAACAAGACACTCCAAAACTATATTATTATTGTGTAAATCATGGCGGAATGGGTGGAGCTTTGTCTCATTTATCTGACAAACAAGACACAATCACAGGAGCTGCAACGACAATAACCAGCTCAGATTTAACAGCTGACAGAGCTTTACTGTCTAATGGCTCTGGTAAGGTTGCTGTTTCAGATATTACTGCAACAGAATTGGGACACTTAGATGGAGTAACATCTAACATCCAGACACAAATAAATGGTATTGGTGGCTCTCAAGATGTATTTAAAACGATTGCAGTTGCTGGACAAAGTAGCGTTGTTGCAGACCAAACAACAGACACTTTAACACTAGCTGGTGCATCTGGTATAACGATAACGACAAACGATTCAACAGATACAATAACTTTTACTGGCTCTGGTTCTGGTAGTGGTGGAGCTTTGACCGTAGTTACAGAACAAGCAAACGGAGATGGAACAGTTGGTCCATTTACTTTGTCAAATACCATAGCAAGTAAAAACAATGTTCAAGTTTATGTTGATGGTGTATATCAAACTAAAGATAAATATTCAACAAGTGGAAGTGATTTAACTTTTGGCAGTGGTAATGCACCTTTGACTGGTACTAATAACATTGAGTTTGTGCATTATGTCGCATTAAGTGGAACACCAGCAATAGATGTAGATGTATTTAATGGAGATGGTACAACTGGACCATTTACATTAACAACTGAACCAGCAACAAAAAATAATCTCCAAATTTTCATAGACGGAGTATATCAAAATAAAAGTAATTTTTCTACCTCTGGAAATTCGCTTACTTTTGCGACTGGAAGTGAACCACAAACAGGGACTGGAAACATAGAAGTAACACATATAAAAATTTCGTAAATTTGATTAAATTATAAAAATGGCATTAACAAAAGTAACACATGACGTACTAGAAGACAGATACACAGCTATAAATGCAATAGGCACAACTTCTGGTGCTTTTAATATTGATTTTTCAGCTGGTGCTATACATACTGTCACCTTAGGTGGAAATCATACAGGAACATTTAGAAACTTTAAAGTGGGTCAAGTAATCGACATTATAATTAGCGGTGATTATACTTTGACAATGAGTGCAACTGCATCTGGAACACCATCAATAAAAAAAATAGGCTCAACTTCTTATTCTGGTTCAAGTGACAATGTAATCCAAGTTGTTTGCACAAATGCAAGTAGCTCAACACCACAATTTTTATTCAGTGTTAACACATTTGCTGATGCTACAAATCCATAATATCTATGAAAGCAAGAATCGAAAAAGGTAAAATAATTAAATATGCAAAACTTCCAGACTCATTGCAATTTGGTGGTAAATGTTATGAAAATTTTTCTAAGGCTAGTTCGGACGTTGTTAAGGAATGCGGTTTTTATGATGTTGTTATTCCAGAACATGACAATAAAAAACAATATCTATGTAATTTACATTTTGTAGATAACACAGCTGCTGGTAAAACTTACTTTACCTATGATGTTAAAGAAAAAACATTTACCAAAACATTAGCTGAATTAAAAACAGATAAAATAGAAGAATTAAAAAACGCAGCATTTAATAAGTTGGTAAGTACTGACTGGTATGTGATAAGAAAAGCAGAAACTGGACAAGCTATACCAGATGCTATAGAAACACAAAGAGACAATCTAAGAATTACAGTTGCTGCTAAAGAAAGTGAAATCAATGCAATAAGTAAAAAAATAGATGTTTTTAACTACGAGATTAATTTGTAATGTCATTAGGAAAAAAGTTATTTCATCAAAACCCAGCAGACTCATCTGGTAGTGGTGCAGCATCAGCTCAACAAGGTTTAGTTTTACATTTAGATGCTAATGATGAGGATAGCATAGAAAGTGGTGGTGGTAATCAAGGTAATGGTAGCGGAACATGGTTTGATATTTCTAGATATAATTTAAATGTGCCTTTAGTAGATAAGTCAAGCAATTTACAATTACATCTTAATGCAAGTGATACAACTTCTTATAGTGGTATTGGAGATGATTGGACAGATATAAGTCAAAATTCAAACACAGCCACAAAAGTAAATGGTCCAACTTATGGCTCTGATTTAAGAGGTTATTTTGACATGGATGGTTCTGACGATATATTCGAAATTGACTATAATGCTAGTTTGTACATGACATCCAACACTGGCTTCACAATAGAGGCATGGGTTAACAGAGATAGTGATGCCGAAGGATATATTATAGCAAGTAGAGATAATTCTAACTATCCTTATGCTTTACAGTGGAATAGTTCTTCTCATGGTTATTATGGATGGATTAGTGGAAGTACTGCAACATCTTCTGCAAATGTTGGATTAAGTGAAAATTCAACTAATGGTATAGGAAACTGGGACCATGTTGTAATGACTCATTCAAGTAGTGATAGAAAAAACAGATTATATGTAAACGGTACATTAACAGCTACTTCATCAACAGTAACTGGAGTGCATTCTACATCTAGTAATGTCTATATTGGTGCTTATTGGCAAGGAGCTGTTAAATTTGATGGCAAAATTGGTGTAGTTAGGATTTATAATACAGAGCTAACTGCTTCAGAAGTAGGACAAAACTTTAGAGCTGGTAATTTTATCAGTTATACTTCTATAATTACTTCTAAGGATTCAGCAACTCAAGGGAATTTAATAACAGCTCCTCCAACTCAAGGGACTATACATTCTACAAATTTAGCTCTTAGTTTAGATGCAAATGGATATACAAGTGGAGCTTGGTATAATACTGCTAATAGCAGCTATAATGGTACAATAAACGGTGCTACCTATGTCAACAATGATAATTCTGATTATTTTGATTTAGATGGTAGTGATGATTTTATTGAAGTTAACACTTATGCTGGAGTAGACATAGGTAGCGGTGGGCTAACTGTTGAGGTATGGGCTTTATGTGAAGGTACATCTGGCACTGATACAATCGTATCTAACATAGGTAGTGACTTATATGGCTATCAGCTAGTAAACAATGGAACAAATGTTATTTTATATATTTATGAAAACACAAATGTTATAGTAAATGAGACAGCCTCATCTAGTATTGTTGTAGGTACTTGGAATCATTATGTTTTTACTGTAGCATCCAACTCAAATGGTGCAGAAGTAAAAGTATATATTAATGGTAAAGAAAAAATAGACAGTACATTAAACAGTGCTTACAGTGGTTCTAGCACTAATTTTAATATTGGTAAATATCCTTATGCTGCTTCAAATAGATATTTTGAAGGTAAAATAGGACAAGTCCGAACATATACATCAGCTCTTACACAAAGTCAAGTAAACACAAACTATAATGCAACTAAAGACTTATATCAAGGGGTAACAAGTTTACAGTTAAGTTTAGATGCAAATGGATATACATCTGGAAATTGGTCCGATACTTCTGGAAATAGTAGACATGCTGTTATTTCTGGAAATACAGCTCATACTAATGATAATAACTCTGATTATTTTACTTTAGATGGCACAGGTGATTATTTTACAGTAGCCCATAATAATATATTTAATTTAGAGGTAGATAATACAATAGAAATGTGGATATGGAGGTCCTCAACTACAAATGAGCAAACTCTTATGCATAAAGGAGAAAGTTGGTCGAGCGGTAATGCTTGGTTTTTAAATTGGACTAGCTCACTTAATGCAGGATATTATTTTTATGATTATGATACAGCGTCTGAGACAAAATCTGGTTTAGCTGCAACTCCTTTAAATGAATGGCATCATCTTGTCTTGTCATGGAATGCTGGAACTAGAAAAGCTAAAATGTATATAAATGGTGTTGAACCATCTTATCAGACAGCACCCACAGATGGGGGTGGTAGTTTAGGTGCAACAAATACGGATGCTTTAGAAATAGGTAAAGAAGGTGTAACTGGAACAGGTCATCCAGCTTGGAATGGTAGAATAGCTCAAGTGAGATGGTATAAAGGTGCTATGACAGAATTACAAGCAAATACTAATTATGATGCCACTAAAGCATTGTATCAAAACCCTACTATCCATATGAATCTATTAGGGTCAGCTTATACAAGTGGCTCAACTTGGACTGATTCAAGTGGCAATGGTAATGATGGTGAAATAACAAATGGCACCGCTCTTTTTGACAAAGAACTTGGCAACTATTTAAATTTTGATGGTAGCCCAAGATTGACAGTCAGTTCTTTTTCGGAATTACAAACTGCTACAGCTTTTACTATTGAATTTTGGTTAAGGTCATCTACTGCAACCTCTGATGGGATGATTTGGAATGTATATGATAGCTCATCTTCTACAAGAAAATTTAGTTTAAGTTGGAATAGTAATAAACTTAGATGGGTAGTATATAGTGCTACAGGAGGATATAACGCCTCACAAGATTTATTTAGTTCAAATACCTTTTCTACTAATACTTGGTTACATATAACAGCAACATATAACTTTGACAATGAAATGAAAATATATGTAGACGGTGTGCTAGAGGGTGAAGAATCAAGTCCAAATCTTGGTGTAAATACTACTACAACTACACAAATGAGATGGAGTGACAGAAGTGATGGCTATTCAGTAGATACTCAAATCGGAGAGGCAAGATTTTATAGTGCAGCTCTCACATCAGCCCAAGTAGCACAAAACTACTTGGCTACAAAAAAATATTATCCTAACGAAAATCATGCTACTAATAATGGAGCAAATTTTTATGGTTCTTCAACTCCATATTATTTTGATTTTATTTCAAATGACTATTTTAGAACATCTAGCATTCCGATAACTTGGACTAGTGGCTTCGCCTATGAAATTTATTTTAAAGCCGATACAAATACACAAAGTTATCCAATAAGTACAAGTGGGTCAACAAATCCAGCTTTAAGTTGGAGAAATATGTCTGGATGGAAAATTGTTGCTTTTCATTATAAAACAAATGGTACTCCTGATTATTTGCAGTCTGATGCAAATGCCACTGGTCAATGGTATCATATAGTTTACACAGCAAATGATAGTGGTGGTCAAATTTATACAAATGGTTCTTTGTCTGATTCCACTACCAATAGCGTTAAAACTGGTAATTACAATGATTACTTTGATATAGGTCGATTGGGCGGTGGTAATTATTTAGATGGTAAAATAGGTATGATTAAAATTCATGCAAAACATTTGACATCAACTGAAGTAAGTGCTAATTATGATGCAACCAAGTCTACTTATGGTCTATCATAAATAAAAAATAAAATACTTATATTTGTAATTAATATTAACTAAAAAAATAAACTAAATGCCGACAACTGGAATTTTTAATGGGACCAATCTAATTTTAAAGGTAGAAGGTGCAACTTTAGGACACACAACTAGCTGTTCTTTAAATTTGTCTAACGACTTACCAGAGTCAACTAGCAAGGACTCCTCTGGATTTCAAGAGGTGATTGCTGGTGCTATGAGTGGAGAAATTAGTTTTGATGGGTTTGTTAAATATGATGATAGCTCTAACGCAATAGAAATGGCTGATTTCTTATTAGCCAGAACTCAAATAACTTGTGTTTTTGGTACAGCTGCAACTGGTGATGAAATTTATACTGCCGAAGGTTTTTTAAGTAGTGTTGAAATGTCAGCTGAGGCTGAGGCTCCAGTTACTTACAGCGGTTCAATTACATTGACAGGAGCAATCACAAAATCAACAAACTAACATATAACTGATTTTAACTTTTATGGCAAACAAAAAAAGGGGATATTATACTCTCAATCTGGGAGGCAAACAAAGAGTCATGCATTTTAGCATGAATTTCTGGGCAAACTTCACAGATATGTTAGGAATATCGTTGGATAAAATTGGAGATATATTTGCTGGAGGAGTTTCAATTACTTCATTAAGAGCTTTAGTTTATTCTGGTTTATTAGCCTACGACCAAGAGGAAGGAAATGAGATTGACTACAATGAGTTTAAAGTTGGAGCTTGGTTAGAGGATGTAGATGAAAAAATGTTAAAAGAGATGATTGACTCCATGATGGAATCTAAAATCTTAGGTAATCAACTCAACATGGGTATTGACCGAAACCCCAAAACAAAAAAAAAGACCAGTCCAAATCCGAACCTAAGGAATTAACTTGGGATACTTTACTCGATTATTATATTGGACAAATAGGAATTAATCCAAATGATTTTTGGTCCAATACATGGATTGAAAACCAGCTTTTAGGTGAGGCGAATAATATTCAAATGAATTTATTGTGGGAGCAAACTCGTTATTTATCAGCAATGATTTATAATGTAAATTGCACTAAAAGAAGTCAGATGATGAAACCAACTAATTTATTCCCTTTGCCTCAAGATAAAATGATAAAAACTGGAGCTGTTAAATCTACTCCAAAACAGTTTAATGAATTTTTAGAGAAAGCAAGGTCTAAAGGGATTGACGTTTAAGTTTAAATTTTAGTATTTTTGTAAAATGGCAGACCAAAAATTAAGAGTAGATTTATTATTAAATTCAAAAGGATTTAGCAAAGGTTTAAACACAGCTTCTGGAAGGCTTAGAGCTTTTGGCTCTAAAATCTCATCAGTAGGTAAATCATTATCACTTAGAATAACAGCTCCAATGGTCTTGGCTGGTGGTCAAGCAATTAGAATGGCAGCTAAGTTTGACAAGTCAATGACTCAAATTAAAACTCTTGTAGGGGTTGCTGGTTCTGAGGTCGACTCAATGGGTCAAAAAGTAAAACAATTAGCATCAACAACTGGCGTAAATGCAGCAGAGGCGGCTGAGGCTTTATTTTTTGTAACATCAGCTGGTCTAAGAGGTTCTGAGGCTATGGATGTCTTAGAGCAATCTTTAAAGGCTTCAGCTCTAGGATTAGGAGAAACAAAAACAGTTGCTGATTTAGCAACCTCAGCAATGAATGCTTATGGGTCCGACACCTTAGGAGCCTCTGATGCAACTGATGTCTTGGTTTCAGCAGTAAGAGAAGGTAAACTCCAAGCTGACGAACTTTCTTCAGTTATGGGTGCGGTCCTACCGATTGCCTCTAATATGGGAGTTAAATTTCATGAAGTTGGAGGAGCTTTTGCAGCTATGTCTAGAACAGGAACACCAGCAGCTCAAGCAGCAACTCAATTAAATGCCATACTAATGGCAATAATGAAACCGTCTGAGGATGCCAAAAAGGCTATGGATGAGTTAAGTCTGTCTCAAGAGGGTCTTAGAAAACAAATTAAAGAAGAGGGATTGTTAAGCGTTTTTGAAACATTAAGACAAAAATCAGACGAAAATTCTGGAGCTTTTGAAAGGGTCTTTGGTAACGTCAGAGCCTTAAAAGGTATTTTAGATTTAACTGGTGCAAGTGCTGATGCTACTAGACAAATAATGGAAAGGATGGCTAATGCAACTGGCATTACATCTGATGCATATAAAGAGCTTACAAAAAGCTCATCTTTTCAATTAAACAAAGCACTTAATGAATTAGGAATTTTATTTACAGAGGTCGGAGCTGTTTTGCTGACAACTTTATTGCCAGTGTTTAGAGATATAGGAAATTTTGTAAAAGATATGACAACAAAATTTAACAGTTTATCTCCAGAGGTTAAAAAGTTTGGAGTAATCATTGCTGGATTAGCTACTATTTTACCGCCTTTTTTAATTGTTTTAGGTGGTATTGCAACAGCTTTTGGTTTTTTAATCTCACCAATTGGTTTGGCTGTTGGTGCCTTAGCTGGTTTTTTATTCTTTTTAGATGACATCGTAAACGGTTTTAATGACTTTATTGTTTCAATAAAAGCTGGATTTAAAGCCTTTATGTCTTTTGTAAATACTATTGTTGAGCTTATAACACTTCCTTTTAAAACAATTCGCAATTTATTTACTGAATTTACAGAAAAAGGCTTATCTGGTGATTTTGGAAAGATTGTTGACGATATGTTTGCAGAGGGTGAAAAAATATCAAAAAAATCTGGTGAGGATACAGCACAAATTTATATTGATGCAGCTAAAGAGAAATTAGAAAATGATGTTGAAAATGTCCTTAGTGGCGTTTTAAAAAAGGGTTTTAATAAAGCAGTCGATTCATTTAGTTTTTTAGGAACTCCATCCTCTGGAACTGGTGGAGGTGGAGATAAAAAAACATCTGCAAAACGAACAATTGATTTTCCAGATTTTAAAACTAATATAGGAGCTGCAATGTTAGACTCTGGAATAACTGGTGAGACTGTATTTAAACAATTAGAAAACACCGTTGAATTGTTTAATATAATGGATTCTCGCAGAGAAAAATTAAAAGAGCAAACATTGTTATACAATAATTTAGGAGAATCTGTTGCTGGGGTATTAGAACAATCTTTTATGGCTATTGCCAATGGAGAAGATGGTTTTAGACCAATAATTAACGCTTTAAAAACTTTAGCAATTCAGCTTTTAGCATCCGCAGCAGCAGCAGCTTTATTACAGGCATTGTTGCCCGGCGGTGGTAGTGGTAAGTCTTTAACCAAAGGTATGTCAGCAGTTAGTAAGGTTCAATCATTAATGAGTTTCCCATCTATGGCTAACGGAGGAATTGTTTCAGCACCAACATTGGCACTTGTTGGAGATAACACTGGAGCTGGTAGAGGTAATCCAGAGGTTATTGCACCATTAAATAAATTACAGGGAATGATAGATGCTAAAAGTAATCAGCATATTAATGTCGGAGGTGAGTTTAGAGTCGAGGGACAAGATTTAGTTTTAGCTTTACAAAGAGCTGACAGAGAACGAAACAGAATAAATTAATCTTTATGGCAACGTATGGATTAAAATTTGAGCTGTTTTTCCAAGACCTTGAGGACAGGAGATTTAAATTAGAATTTCACAAAAAAAATTACACTGGTGCTGTTTCAGCTTTAGTTGGAGGAGGTAATCCAGTTGAAATTGAGTGGTCTGGTGACGATGACATTTATTCACCAATCAGAGGCTCAAGATGTAAGATTAATTTAATGGTAACATCTACAACTTCTTACGATGCTTTTCATGAGGGAGATGAAAGAGAATATTTAGTTAAAGTTCTAAAGCATGACTCTTATGGTTATTTTTGGGAATCAGAACAGACAGAGTGGGAACTTGCCAACGCTAATTGGGATGAGGACACTGGAGGAGACTTTTTCTGGGAGCCTATATGGCAAGGTTATCTTGTTGTAGATAGATTTAAAGAGCAAATGATTCACAAACCATTCCCAATAAAATTAGAGGCAATAGATGGACTTGGAACATTAGGAGGTTTTGATTCACCTTTTGACACTACAAATGTAACAGATGCTAAAAATTTATTTTACTACATAACAGAAATTCTAAAATTAACTGGACATGAGCATCATATTTATGTTGCCAATGAAATTAGAAAAGATGGAGGAGCAACCAATGACACAATATTTCATGACATTGAGGTTAATCCATACGCTTTTTTTACTCCAAATTTGGTTTTAAGAAATGCTAAAGAAGTATTAGAGCAAATTCTAATGATTACAAATTCTAGGATTTATCATTCTTATGGACATTGGTATATTGTTAGTAATTCTAATTTAATAGAAAAAGACATTGACCAACTGGCTATCTGTCCAAGTGGAGCTGATATTGTAATTGACCCAGACCCAATAGGTGACCCAGCTGACACAATTCAAATTCCAGTTGTAAAAATTTTAACAAACAGTTCAGATGTTTCTTCGTTTACATACAGTGATGGACAAACAATATTTTTTCAAGGTAAAAATAATGGCTCTCCCCATACTTCTTACACTTTTGATGTAGATGGTTTTACAGTTAAAACAGGAGGAACAGAGACACCTAGATTAGATGTTAGAAACGCTAATTTTGCCCCAAATGGTTTAACTTCAGCCAATAATGGAGATGTTGTTAGAGTTACAATGACAAACTCAGCTGGTTCTGATAATGACTCTGTTACTTTAGTTAGGACAACAGATGACCCTCCTCCTCCTCCGACTTGTCAATTAGATGGAAATATTACTTTTACCCCAACAATTTTTAGTAATTTAAATGCAAGAATAGAACCTACACAAGATGTCATTCCAATAACTGGCAGTGACAATGATAATAATGTAACTATTACTGGTAATTTTACTTTAATACCAAATGTAGATTTTCAACTACCAGCTATTTCTGATATACAAATCAGCGGTGTAACAATAGGCAGTAGTTTAACATCTTCTCAAATTACAGCAAACCCAGCAAACTCCAACGGAGTAATTACATATAATGTGAATCCAACTGTCACAGCAACTTGTGGCAGTAGTAATTATACTTTCACATTGTCTGGTGCCTCAAAACGTAAAGAATATACAACAACAATAACTTTTACAAACAGCTCATCTAATACCTCTTTAAGTGCCTCAAGTTTAACCTTTACAAATCCAGCTGCACCCAATCCAGATGCTGACTTCGAGGGCACTGTTTTACTAAACACAAGCTCTGGTTTTTACTTTAACAGTTTGTCAGATATATCATTGGCGGTTGGAACTGGTATTATAAGTGTATCAAAAAGATTAGTTACAGAGAATCAAATCGAGATAAAAGTCTCTGGAATAGTTCCTTTTGGAACAACTGCAAACAGAACGGACACTGTAACAATTACAGGTACTCCTTTTAATGATGGTGATGCAACTGGCATAACTTCTGGTGTAACAATATCATCAGCTTTGACTTTGCCATTTTACGCTACAACAGCTTATACATTCCAATTTGTATCTAACCCTAATAATACAGCTCTGTTTAATGGTAGATTTAAAATTATAGCAACGGTCCATACAGGAGGAAACGCCAGAGTTGATTTTGTAACTATTTCACCAAGTCAAGGTAATGAGGCAACTAGGTTTATTAATATAACAGTAAGAACAAATCCAACAAACTCTCAAAGATTTGCTCTTATAAAATTTGTAACTTTGGATGAGTCAACAACCTTACATACTTTAACATTAACACAAAGAGGAATAAGTGTAGGTTTTGGACCTTAAAAAAATATTATGGCAAATATTAAAAATAAACAATTAGAGTTTTTACAAGGCGGTCAAGAGAATATTGATTTTAAGGTTTTTGATGCTAATGGTACTTATTTAGACACTGAAACAGAAAACATTGCTAAGAAGGTCCCAGATAAAATTCAGCCTCTATATAAGGACCTAATTAAGCAATATGATAAACCATTAAAAAGAGTTAAAATTAGAACGAGATTAAATCGTTTAAGCATACAGAATAAAAATGCTCATTTCTTAATACCAGATTTAGACAATAGATTTATAATTCAACCAGTAACGTCTCCAACAATAAGTCAGATTCAATTAGATACAACTGAAAATGTCAGAGCTTTGTCTGGCAATAGATATTTTAAATCAAATGCGATTAGTCAAACTGGAGCTAATACAGCTTTAATATCATTAGACCAACAGCATAACGCTATAAAACAAAGGAAAGCTCTTAATGTAGGCTTTTCATATTATATAGAAACAACAGACCACACTGAGAGTTATAAATTAAATCTTAAAGCCTCATTGGATGAAAGTTATAATGCTTCATCAGAATTAAAGCAATACAATTTCACGACTGATGAGTGGGAGGATTATCCAGCTAGTTCTGCAAATCAATCTATAAAAGAACAGCAAACATCAACCGTAAATGCTTGGGGTAAAATGACATGCGAAATAAAACCTTATTCGTCAAGCTCTGTTGACACTGATGTTTTTATAACAATTACAATTGACCAACCAATAAGAGTTGGACTTGGAGCTGGAGGCTTTAATAGGATTTATATTGATAATTTTTACATTGCCGAGTCTTATGATTTAGAAGGAAATGAAATAGTTTCAACAAGAGAACAAATATCAAACAACGGTAATTTTAGCGGTGAGCATGAGGTAAAAGATTTAATTTTATCTAATGAAGGAGAAAACACTGATTTTTTTATTGGCAAAATAACAGGAGATTTTAAAAGAGAACGAGATTCAGTAAACAAAAAATTAGAACAGCTAATTAGTGCCGAAATGATGAACGACAATCGTAGGCATTTAACAAGATATGAAGGAACATTTAGAGATAAATCTGGTTTTGATGGTGACCCAATAGGATTTCATAACAAGCTCCATGTAGATTTTGGAAATGATGTTTATCAAGATTTCCAGAGCTGTTATATAGATTCAATGAGGTACAACATCCGTAAAGCTGAAGTTGACGTTTCTATGCACGTCTCCAACCAAGATTGTGACGTAACAACAACTTATGTAACTGTTTTTGATTAAATATTAACAACTCCCTTTTGTTGTTTCCGACCCATTGCTTATTGCTAACCATAAGTGATGGGTTTTTTGCATAAAAAAAGGGTAATTAGAGGGGGAGTAATTAAAATTTTGTTCTTTTTACTTTAGGTTTTAGAGGTTCAACATATCCTTTTGTAATATTCCCTTTAGTGTTAATTTCTACATCTACAAAAGTAGTTCTAACTTCTACTGAATATTTACCTAGAAACTCTTTGTATTGACCTATTAATAAACTTATATGACCTTTTTTATAAAGATATAACACACTTACTTTTATTTTATTCCATTCAGTTTTATTGTATTTTTTTACTAAAGTAGTAATGCTATTAACAGTAGATTTTTGATTTTTTGTCATTTTATCTATTGCTTCTTTTTGTAAATCTGTCATTTTTATAGTTTTAAATTTCAGTAAATATATATAAAAAATATTTAATACCAAAAATATTTTATACTTTTTTTTAAAAATAAATTTTATAGTAAATTTTTCTTTTATTAAATAATTTTTATATAACTTCGTAAAAGTATTAACAATAAAATTAAATAATATGAATTTACTAATAGGTAACTTAAGCAATAATCCATATCTAACCTACGAGGTTGAAGATAGTGGAACAGTGTCTGTGTTTTTTAAATCACCAGACAACTTAATTGAAAATCGAGTTTTGATTTGCAGCATACAGGCTGATGACGGAGAATATTTTAAACAAATTAGGTTTAATGGTCTTGAAGATGATTATCCTTTTTGCCCAGAAGTAAAGGTCTCTGAGGAGTTTGTTTCATTTGGTAACAAAGTGATTCAAAAGGAAAAAGGATTAGTGTGATTGGATTGAAGTGTTTTTCATTTTGGGGAGTGTAAAAGCTCCCCATTTTAAAGTAAATAATATGACAATAAACAAATCAGATTTTGACAAACCACTTAGCCAAGTGAATAAAAGTATCGAGGCTAAAAAAAGAAAAAATAAAATTACAGACCATAAGTTTGAAAATGCCTTCATCAATCCTATAAAAAAGGGTAAAAATGATTTGGACGTAAAACTTAGAAATCTTAATATTTTTGAAAAAGATATTATAGTAGAAAACAACATCAAATTAATTTTAAAAGATGTTGACAGGATTAAAGATGCTGGATTGTAATTTCATTAGTTTTAGATAAATTTTCTTAACAGGGAGAGTCCCAGCATCCTCTCCCTTATTAAACAAAAATAAATATGGCAAAAACATTTAAACAAAAATTTGAATTAGAACTGGAAAGTAAATCAATTAATAAAGAACATATTATAAAACTGTTAAAGATTACAAGACCAACTCTAATGTCTCGATTAGCAAATCCAAAAACTTGGACCTTAGGAGAGATGATTAAAATAGATAAAAAATATCAAATCAATATAAATCAAATTGTATGAGTAAACCAGAGAGTAAAATATTTAACGACTTTATGAAATTAGATTTGAAGTCAATTGACATAAATACCCAAACCGTTTATAAAGAAATATGTGAAGATGAACGACATGGGGAAAAATTATCAGATAAAGAGTTTGAAGAAAAATTAGTTGACAAAACTGTGGTTCTGATGAGAGCTAAATTAAAAGTAAAACAAATAATAAATAAATAAATAGATATGAATATATTAAAAAATGCAAAAGTAACAGAGGTTATAAAACCAAAAATGATAAACACTAAAGATGGACAAAAAAAAGTTTCTGGATTAGTGTTAGAAGAAACATTTACATCTAAAGAAGGTAAAGAAATTAAAAAATATTTAAAACTAGATTTTTGGGAGGATGACTCAAAACTTTTACAAGACGTTAAAGTCGGACAAATTTATGGTGAAGTAAAAGCTAATGTTAAGAGCAGGAAGGCTAAAGATGGTAATTGGTACACATCAGCGACACCAATTCAATTTGAGGAGGCGGTTGTAGTTGAAACTGTAAGCTCAGAGGTTGATGATGATTTACCATTTTAATTAATAATCAATAATCAAAGGGACTTAATTGTCCCTTTTTAAATTTTATATTATGACTTATATATATGATAGAGAACAGACTGAAGAGGATAGGTTTAAAACTGAGCAAATCAAAGCACTAACAGAGGCTTATCAAAGTCTAAAGAAAAAAAACAAAATACAAGAGCAAGAAATCAACGAGCTTGTTACAATCAAGGTTGGTCAAAATACAATCATTTCTAAACAGGAAAGAGATATTGCAATTTTACAAAGAGAAGTAAGAGAACTAAAAAACAAATTAAATGGAGAAGAAGTTTGATTCAAATGAGCAGTATCATTCTTATGATTCTATTTCTGCAAGTGGATTAAAATACATTGCAGAATATCCGATTGAGAAGTTTCTATCTAAAGAGAATATAACAACACCAGCTATGGCTCTGGGTTCTGCAACTCATGAGGCAGTTTATCAACCTCAAGTTTTTTATAAAAATTATTATCCTATGCCTAAACTTGATTTAAGGTATAAGGAAAATAAAATATTAAAGGCTGAACATGAGGACAAGGCGGCTGGTAAGACAGTTATTGATGAAGTTGATTTTAACAGAATCATTGAGATGATGAAAAAAACCAACGAGCATAAACTCGCAAAAAAATATCTTAATGGTATTATAGAACAGTCTCATTATTTTAAGTGGGGGGGGGTGGATTGTAGATGCAGACCAGACTGCTTAGAACCAGTTGACAAATGGATTTCTGATTTAAAAACAATAAGAGAAATAAAACACTCATCTATACCTAATGAAATATATAATCGTAATTATGATTTACAGGCTTACGCTTACTGTCTATGGCTTGATATTCCTCTAGAAAATTTTAGATTTATTTTTGTTGAGACCGCAGCTCCATATCAAGTTGAGGTGATTGCACTTAGCGAAAAGCAAATGGAATATGGACAAAGGAAATTTGAAGATGCATTTGATAAATGGTCCGAATATAAAAAGACAGGAAAAACAACAGGAGTAAGAGCTAAGGGTTATGCTCCAGATGGAGCTAAGATTCTATGACAGCTAATCTTGATTTAGAAAATATCAAAAATGCAACTGAATTTGTTTGCAATGTTGATGTATTAACTAAAACACGCAAGTCAGAATTTGTTATAGCTAGAAAAATATTTGCAATTGTATGTCGACAATATACAGACCGAACATTATATGAGATAGCTGACTATATAAAAAAAGACCATGCTACAATTTTACATTATGAGAAAACCTACAAGAATTGGGTTTTTGCTCCAAAGGTTTATAATAAAGAGCTAAATTTGTTAGAAACAGTAAAAGAAAAAATTAAATTGAATCCTTTTGACAAATATTTAACTAAAGAAGATAAGTTGCAAAATTCAGTTATTAATTATATTAAAGTTAAATATCCAAATGTTTTAGCAGCACATATTCCAAATGAGGGCAAAAGAACTCCTTTTGAAAGATATAAATTAAAATATCTTGGAGCTGTAGCTGGAATGCCAGATATTATGATTTTTCATAAAAACTCAAAATACTGCGGTCTAGCGATAGAACTCAAGGTAGGATATAACAAACCTACTGAAAACCAAGAAAGTTGCTTAAAACGCCTTAAAAAGGCAAAATGGAGGGCAGAATGGTCCAACAACTTAGATGATGTTTTACTATTAATTGATAATTACATGAAAGATGGCAAATGAGAAAAAAGTTTATTGGAATGATACATCTCAGAGAATAAGGTGGACAACAAATAGCACTTATGATGACTTATATCAATATAATTATGTTGGTTTAATGAATCGTATAGAGTTTGATTTACTGATTGAGGCACTATTTGAAAAACATGGAGATGATGAAATCACCAAAGAAGATTTCAAACAAATGTTTGATGAGATTAGAAAGTTCTGCGATAAAATTAAAGGAGCTGTTGAATAAATGAAAAAAAATTATTACGCTGTCATACCAGCATCAGTAAGGTATGATGAAAATTTAAAACCAAATGCTAAATTAATGTACGGAGAGATTACTGCCTTATGTAACGAAAAAGGTTTCTGTTGGGCAACTAATACATATTTTGCTCAATTGTATAAAGTAAATCCATCAACAGTCTCAAGATGGATTAAACAATTAGAAAAAAATAAGCATATAAAAATTAAAACAATAAAAGACGAATATAACTCTGAAAGGAGATTGCTTTTTTGTAGGGGGGGGGTCACAAAAAAATCAAGGGGGTATGACGAAAAAGTCAAAGTAATATATAATAATAATATTAATAATATAAATAATAATAGTGCAAAGTCTAAAAAATTAAAATCTGAGTCTGACTTTGCCTCTATAATTTTAGATTCTTATAATCATTTGTGCCAATTATTTCCAGAATCAAGTCACCCTAAAACAAATTCTCAAAAAATACAGTGGCTTGAAACAATTGACCAGTGTAACAGACTAGACAAAATAGACCCTAGACAACTTTGGAATCTATGTAAAAAAGCTAGAGAAGATGATTTTTGGCAACAAAACTTTTTATCACTTGTTGGAATTAGAATAAAAAAGAATGGCGTTTCAAAACTAGATAGATTTAAAAATCAATTTAAGGTATGATAAAACATAAAAACAGAATTAAACAAGTTATTGACTTTTCTGGAGTTGGTGATTCTAAAATTCATCCAACAGACATTGATGCAGTTTTAGAGTTTGACGATAAAATTTTATTGTTATTTGAGGTAAAATATAAAGGCTTAGAAGCACCATTAGGACAGCAAATCCTTTTTAGTAGAATTGCGGACTGTTGGCAAAGTGTCAAACAAGAGGCTTTCGTCATCTACTGCGAACATGAAACGAAGTCCAGTGAAATCGTAAATCTGTATAACACCAGAGTTGTTTCTGTCTATCATAAAAAAATAAAACATAAGCAAGATTGTAATTTATTTGAATTTTTGAATAAAATTGCAAATCATTATAAAATAACAAAACTAATCAAATCTTTAAACCATGATAAACGAATTTTTAAATCTAGGCATTGAAATAAAACAAACTAGAGGACAAGTAAAAACAAAATGTCCTCAATGCCATCACATAAGAAAAAATAAATCCGACAGACCGCTTAGTGTTGACATTGATAATGGTCTTTACAATTGTCATAATTGTGGATTTTCTGGTAATGTCAAATTCAAAGAGAAAAAAGAATTTGTTAAACCTCCATCAGTGAAAGTTAATTTATCAGATAGGACCTTGCAGTATTTTAAAAAAAGAGGTATAAATGAATCAACGCTTAGTCATTGGAAAGTTGGCGAATCTACAGAATATTTTCCACAAGTAAACAAAAAACGTAAGGCAATTAATTTTAATTATTACTTAGACAATGAGTTAATTAATGTCAAATATAGAGACGGACAAAAGAATTTTAAATTAGTTAGTGGAGCAAAACTTATTTTTTATGGACTAGATTCCATTAAAGATTCAAACAAAGTTTATGTTGTTGAGGGAGAAATGGATGCTCTAAGTTTACATGAGGCTGGAATTTATTCTGTTTGCTCAGTTCCAAATGGAGCATCAAAAGGCAATCAAAGACTAGAATATTTGGACAACTGTTTTAAGTATTTTGAAAATAAAACAGAGATTATTTTATGTACTGATAACGATGAGGCTGGACTGAATTTAAGAAATGAGTTGGCTAGAAGATTTGGCAAACATAGATGTAAATATATTGACTTTGATTCTTATAAAGATGCCAATGAAGTTTTGACAAATGACGGAGCCGAAAAATTAAGACAGATTTTAAAAGATGCAAAAGAATATCCACTTGAGGGAATTGTAAATTTTAATGACATCTGGGACAGTGTTCTAAATTACAATGAGAATGGACTTAAAAGTTATTCAATTGGTCTTGGTGATTCTGATGAGTGGATTAATATATCAATGGACCAATGGACCACAATAACAGGCATTCCCAACAGTGGCAAATCAGACGTTGTGGACCAAATATGTTGTAATATGGCTTTAGAATATGATTTTAGGGTTGCAATGTACTCTCCAGAGTCTTATCCTTATGAGGGACATATAAAAAGATTAGCCAACAAACTAAACAAAACAAATTGCAACAATGACCTTTTAAATAAATCAAAAAACTTTATCGAAGAGCATTTCTTTTTTGTTAAGATTGATTTAGAAAATCTTACATTAAAAGGCATTTTAGATAGTTTTAAACAGCTTGTTTTTAGAAAAGGAGTTAATCTTTGCGTTATTGACCCTTATAATATGCTGGACCATTCAGCTCAAAGGGATGTTTCTTATGTTGGGAAAATACTCTCTGAGATAACTCAGTTTTGTCAACAAACAAACACCCATTTATTTTTAGTGGCACATCCAAGAAAAATGGAGTTTATAAATAACCAGTATAGAGTTCCAAATCCTTATGATATTTCTGGCTCTTCAGATTTCTTTAATAAAAGTTATAATTGTTTGACTGTATTTAGAAACTTAAATCAACCATGTCAGTATGGTTCTGATACTGTTTCAGTTCATGTCCAAAAGGTCAAAAGAAGAGAAAACGGAAAGCAAGGTGAGTTCATGATAGCTCCAAATTTCAAAGAGGGGGGGTACTATACAGGACTGGATAAAGACAAACAAAGACTACAAATAATAAAAGATAACACTCCGTTTTGATTTTTTGTCCAACTCCAGACCACTACAAAGCATTTAATTGGTGTATTAATAATGATATTTTTATCTATCCAATACCAACTGGTAAAAAATTTTATTTGATTGCAAAGATTAACGGAATTGAAAGGTCATCATTTAAAGAGTACACAAAGCAAGTATATCAAGAAAAAATCTGGAGATATTATTTGTACCTTTATAAAAAATATAAAGATGTTTGAGTTTCAATTTTTTCCAGTATATGGATGTGCTGTGGGGGTGAATTATTGGGACTCAACTATGGACGATAATGAGATAAATAAAAACGATACACAGCACATGGTCCAATTTTTTGTTTTTATATTTGGACTTTCAATAATTTGGTATAAAGATTTATAATGGCTTACGATAAAAAACAACTAGAGAAAAAGGCTATAAAGGCTATTAAAGAGCATAAAATAATGTTTATACAGCATTTAGCTGCTCATTTGGGTATTTCTAGAAGCACTTTTTATGACCTAAAACTGGACAAATCGGACACTATAAAAAAGGAGATTGAATCAATGCGTATATCCAGAAAAACAAAAATGTTATCTAAATGGATTGATTCTGATGTTCCAACTTTACAAATAGCGGCAATGAAAATGATTTCAGATGATAACGAGGCTCATAGATTAAACGGTACAAGGCAAGAAATCAAGCATGATGCATCATTAAAATCAACTCTTATTAAATGGAAACCAGCTCAAGAAGAGTAAACGAGCAACGCTGCAACAGGCAATTCTACGACTTAATCAACTCAGACTCAAGGTGGTTTGTCCATCAAGGTGGTGCAAGGTCTGGCAAGACTTACTCTATTTGTCAATATTTAATATATTTGATGACAACTAATGAAGAGCCTTTGGTAATTGATATTATTAGAAAAACTCTACCAAGTTTAAAATCATCTGTTATGAGAGATTTTATTCAGATTGCTCAACAAACTGGAATTTATGATTATGGTGTACATAATAAAGCTGAAAATAATTTTACTTACAACAAGCATCTTGTTCGCTTTGTTTCTTTGGACCAGAGCCAAAAGATAAGAGGAGCATCAAGAGACTACGCTTTTTGCAATGAGGCAAACGAGCTGACAAGAGATGACATCACTCAAATCAGTTTAAGATGTCGTCAGAGGATAATTATTGATTTTAACCCTAGTGACCCAGTACATTGGATTTATAGTGATATAATACCTAGAGAGGATTGTAAGACGGTTATAACAACTTATAAAGACAATAAATTTTTGAATCAAGACATCATATCAGAGATTGAGAGAATGAAGGACCGAGACAAAGACCTATGGAATGTTTTTGGATTAGGACAAAAAGCTGTATTTACCAAAAGACAAATATTTAACAACTGGCAATTTATAAACAGAAATGATTTCCCAGATGCTGATTACATTTATCTAGGAATAGATTTTGGATTCTCAAATGACCCATGTGCTATTGTAGAAGGCTACAAGGTCAATGGTAAAATATATCTCCACGAACTACTTTATAAAACAGGAATGACTAATCAAGACATTGCAGAATTCATAAAAAGCAAAGGACATCAAGACACGCTTTGTTATTATGATTCCGCAGAACCTAAGAGTGGAGAAGAGCTAAGACGGTTGGGGTTGCTTGTAAAGCCATCTATCAAAGGTCAAGGAAGTATTAACGCTGGTATATCTCTTATAAAAGAGTTTGACATTATTGTATCAAAAGAATCAACCAATTTTATAAAAGAATATCAATCCTATTGGTGGGAGGAACTCAAGGACGGAACGATAATAAATAAGCCATTAGATAGATTTAATCACCTCATGGACTGCACACGATATTTAATATATTCAGCTTATTCAAGACGTTCAGAATTTTTTGTAATTTAATTACTATTTTTGTAAATAAAATAATTATTTAATGGCATCATTTTTCGATAGATTCAAAAGTTTATTTAAGAATCAGACAACCAACATAGATTTTAATAAGGCGATTTATAACTTTTTAGGAGACACATTTATCGCATCAACAGAAAATGATGACAGTTACATTGACAAAGGTTATAGATTTAATGCAACTATTTATTCAATAGTAAATTTAATTGTTAAGTGTGCCGCTAACATTCCTTTTTCAGTTTATGAAATACAAAACGAGAACGAATTAAAAAGATACAAAACACTTACTTCTGGTGATTTTAACTCTAGCGTTTTACATAAATCTCAGATACTGCATAAAAAAGCATTGGTAGAATTAGAGGGAACAGAGCTTCATACTCTTTTAGAAAGACCTAATCCAGCTCAGTCTTACAATACATTTATACAAGAGCTGTTGGCTTTTGGACTGTTAACTGGTAACAGATACATTTACGGTATAACACCTCAGAGTGGACAAAATGCAACTAAGTTTAAAGAGCTTTATGTTTTACCGTCTCAAGTTATGCAAATACACAGTGGGGGTTTATTTAAACCAGTTGATTATTATACTTTAGAATATAATGGTCACCATCAATTACCAGTTGAAAATGTCTTACATATAGCTGACTTTAATCCTTACTATGACGGAACTGGTTCTCATCTCTATGGTATGAGTCCCCTTAAAGCTGGACTGAGAGTATTGGATGCCAATAACGAGGCTGTAACAACTGGGTTAAAATACTTACAGAATCAAATGGCAAGAGGAGTCTTGATGTCTGAGGAAGGTGATTTAAGTGAGGTCCAAGCAAGACAGTTAAAAGATAGATTTAAAAAACAATATCAAGGCTCTAAAAATGCTGGAGATGTAGTAATCACTCCTAAGAAACTCTCATGGATTAACTTTGGTCTTAGTGCCTCTGATTTAAATTTGATTGAACAATATAACGCTACAATCAAAGATTTATGTAATATTTACCAAGTACCAGTCCAACTGTTAAACAACACAGACCACCAATCTTACAACAATCAAAAAGAGGCAAAGAAGTCTCTTTATGTAAATTCAATTATCCCACAACTTATAAAAGTTAGAGAAGAGTTAAATAGATGGCTAACCCCAGCCTATGGAAACAATCTTTATATTGATTTCGATTTTACAGTCATTCCAGAACTACAAGAGGAGATGGATAAAGTTGTTACTCAAATGTCGAGCAGCTGGTGGTTAACACCAAATGAAAAAAGAACAGCCATGAGTTATGGAGTTGATGAGGAGCAAACAGCAATGGATGACTATTATATCCCAGCTAACTTATTACCTCTGGCTAATGATATGGGAGTTGAGGACCCAAAACAATTGCATGACGATTTTTCAATTGCACTGAGAAAAAGACTAGTGCCAGGTTTTAGTGATGTGTTCACAACAATAAGAGAGGCAGAAGAGAGAGCTGTTCAATTAGGCGGTTCTGGTTATCATGAACATTCTTTTGATGGTACCAGAGTTTTTATGCCTTTTAAAACTCATGAGGAATATGAGGCAGCCAAAGAAGGGCGATTGGATGAGTATTACGAAAGAGTAGAGAATTCGATTTATGATGACGAGGATGAGGATTCTAGAAAACCAGATATTGAGTATAAAGAGCCTAATATATCAGACAGAGTTAGAAACGCTTTAAAAGACAAAGTTGATGACCATAACGACAAGCATGGAGACGACCCAGATAAAAGAGTAACTCTTAGGATGCTTATAGCGGTATTTAGAAGAGGTATTGGAGCTTATAACACCAATCCTCAATCTGTTAGACCAAATGTTTCTAGTGCGGACCAGTGGGCTTATGCAAGAGTAAATAATTTCCTTAGGTCCATAAGAACAGGGAGATTTCGTTCTGGCAGACATGATACAGATTTGATTCCAGCTGGACATCCATTGAGTTCTAAAAAAAGTCATAAGGTTTACAATGATTATCCTCAAGGTGCAACCAACAACGCTAAAAGAGTTTTAGAGTGGGATGAGAAATATAAGCTCAGAGGTAAAATGGGAACTCCCAAAGGATGGTCCAGAGCAAAGCAATTAGCGTCAAGAGATACATTGTCTCAAGCTGATGTCAATTCAATATATAGCTTTTTAAAAAGACATGAGCAAAATGCAGAGATAGCTGAAGAGTTTAGAGGCACTCCATACAAGGACAAAGGGTATGTCATGTATAATGCTTGGGGTGGTAAAGCATTATTATCTTACGTTGAACGATACAGAAGTGCCAACCATGATGAGGGAGATAGCGATTAAAAGAGTAAAAGATAATTGGATTGATGAGTTCTCTAATTTACTGGATAAGGTCGAAAATAAAGAATTTAAAAAAGCATTATCATTTTATAAAGAGAATTATTTTGAAGGCGTTAGTAGATTTTTGGTTGAATCTAAAACAACAGGATACGAGGACCTTTTTACAAATAATGGCTTTACTGCTATTTATGTCGATACTTATAGAAATATTGGTACTTCTTTTGCTAACTGGTATGCTAAGAGCATTGGGTCTTTATTAAAACAGCAAGACGTTTCTGATTATAATGATATTTGGGAGGCAACTTTTGCTGAAGAAGGTCGCAGAATAGCTGGTAATAGAGTTGAACTTGTTTCTGGAACTGCAAAAGAAACACTTAAAAAAGAGTTAAAAAGATTTATGCAAGACCCAGAGTTTATGGGGTCAGATGTCAGAACTAAAGCAAGAATCTTAAGGACCAGATTTAATCAATATTCTAACAGCCAAGCTCAAAGATTAGTAAGAACAGAGGCAACTAATGCAGCTAATTTAGGAACCATGAGAAGTGCTTTGGATATATATGGAGCTAATGAGTTACAAAAAGAATGGATTTCAGCAAACGATGAAAGAGTAAGAGATGGTCATAGAACAGCTGGAGATAAATTTTTAGGTAGTGGTAAACCATCAATTATTGATTTTGATGATAAATTTGAAGTAAATGGTGAATTTTTACATAGAGCTGGAGACCCAGCTGGTAGTCCAGCCAATGTGATTAATTGTAGATGTTCAATTGCACCATTTCCTAAAAAATCAGACCAATTAAATTATATTTAAATGCTTATTAAAAGACTTTTAGAACAGTATTATCGTAATTACCCCAATGCTGATAATTTAGACCCTTTGATTTCTTTTGTTGGAGAGAGAGAGTTTATTGGAATTATGTTAGCAAGAATGAATAAAGAAATAAAATTAACTGTCTCAGAAGGTGATTCTAAAATGGTCAAATATGAATATATTTAAAATTTTTATCTTTGCAATATGAATGAGATAATTTACAAACAAAGTCCGATGGGCGAGTTAGTCGATATGGATAAAGAAATGGGTATCGTCAAAGGTTATGCGTCAACATTTGGGAACATAGATTCTGACAATGACATAATTAACAAAGGTGCTTATAAAAAAACCATTGCTGAAAATGGTCAAAGAATTAAATATATATACCAGCATAACATGGAAAAGCCCTTAGGCGTTATCAAAATGCTTGAGGAGGATAATAAAGGCTTAATGTTTGAGGCTCAAATAGCTAAAACAACATTAGGTAAAGATGTTATTGAATTAATGAAAGCTGGAGTATTAACAGAAAATTCAGTTGGTATTATGCCAATACAAAAAGAGATGGTTGATGGAGTCCGACATATTAACGAGGTTAAGCTGTTTGAGATTTCAGCTGTTACTATGGCAGCTAATCCAGAGGCAATGATTTTAGATGTCAAAGGAAACATTAACCAAGAAAAAATTTTAAAAAGATATGACCGCTTAGCGAAGTTAATTCGTAAAGGCGAGATTAGTGACGACATGGGTTATGCCATTGAGTCAGAAATAATGAAACTTAAAACGCTTTTCAATAGTATAATCACTAAGCCGACAGAAATAGTCACTGAGCCGATTGAAGTAAAAGAGGAAAAAGATTCATCCGAAATATATAAATATTTGTTTAATCGCTTAAAAAATTAAAAAATGAGTGAAGATGTAAAAAATCAACTGGACCAAATTGGTGACTTAGTTGATGGTAAAATTGAAAAGGCTTTCAATGCTGCAAAAGACAACGCTAAAGGCGAAGTTGAGGAGTCATTGAAATCTGAAATTAAAAATCTAACTGAAAAATTTGTTGACTTAAACGACAGAATGGATAAGTCAGAGGTAAATGCTCAGAAGGATTTAGACAACAACACTGTTAAAAGTTTTAAAGGTGCATTAGGTAAAGCTCTTAAAGATGGAGCAATTGAATCTATTCAAAAAGGCAACAGCAATACTGCTAAATTTGAAATCAAAGCTGATATGACTATCGCTGCTGATTTCACTGGAGACGTTGCAAGAGTCCAAAGAATAGAGGATATTAAATTTGACCCAGCTAGAGCTACCCATATACGTTCTTTAATTCCTAACGGTTCAACTGATTCTCAGATAGTGAGATTCCCTAAAGAGTCTGGTTACAACGACAACGCTTCGACTAAGGCTGAGGGAGCTGCTCTTGACCAATCAGATTTTGATATAACTGCAACATCCATCCAAATGGAGAAGATTGGAACTACCATGAGACTCACAGAGGAGATGTTAGACGATACACCCCAGATAACTTCTTATTTGTCTGCGAGAGTACCGAGCAAAGTTTTATCAATCGAAGACAACCAGATATTAAATGGAAATGGTTCATCTCCTAACTTAGATGGATTATTTACTGACGGAGGTGCTTTTACAACAACCTCTTCAGCTGCATTTTATCAAGCTGTTGAGTCAGCAAATGAATTTGATGTTTTAGTTGCTGCTTTAAATCAGTTAGCTGGATTAAATTATCAAGCTGATTCTATATTACTACACCCAACAGATTTTCATAAAATCGTATTGTTGAAATCAACTGCGAATGAATATCTAAAAGGTCAAGTAATGTCTGGATTACAACCAGCAATTTTAGGCGTACCAATTAGCATCAATACCGCTGTTACAGCTGGTAAGTTTTTAGTTGGTCAGCTTTCAGTTGCAACTCAGCTATGGATAAGAGA